GATGATATGTGCAAAGCACCAGTTCCATAGTGAGATCGTTGTTCATCTTTTCTTATCTCTTCTATAGATCTTGTAAACTTAGCATCATAAGTTGATGCCCTTTGTTCATCCATTAAATAGGTGTAAGCCTCAACTAATGCCCCTGATAAATAAGCATCAGGGTGACGAGTTAACATCACATTTGTTGCATTGCTATCTGATAGGGCAGTGAGGCTACCGATATAAATAATTTCGGCTGTGTAGTTATCATCAGGTATAGGTCTGATCTTTAACTCACCACCAACAATAGAATAGGCTGAAGGTCTGCCACTTCCGCCAGTAAAGGCAGTGTCTAAGGCTGTAGGGCTTTTATATTCTAATACGACATTTGGACTTGTATTTAGCTTAATCTCTCTGACCTCTCTCATGTCAGTGGGAAGGGCTATAAACTCATCACCGCTTGTCAATGTGGCAGTCGCTCTTTTTTCCTGATCTCTAGTCTCTAACTCTCTAGATAATCTTGCCTCAGCTAACTGGATAAAGTTAGGGATCTGATCGTCAAGATCAGTTCTAGCTAGAAAGTTAGCTACCGCAGTTTTTAATTCTGAATATGTTGATATGCTCACATCGAGCCTCCGCCAGTTCTGAAAAATCTATTTTCGCTATCGTTAAGCCACCGCTTCCACTTCTTAGAGGCTTCAGGGTTATCCTTTGGATCTCCAAACTTTTGCATAAGTTCTAGATATAAATTGTTTGGTATCTCGGCTATATGTTGCCAGTGTCTTTGCGTGTTACCAATCATAGATCCTTTTTCGTAGTCATTTGCTTTTCTTTTATTGGCTTCTAAAACTTCTTTAATGTGCTGTTTTGTCTCAATGGTGTAAGTGCCATCGTTATTGTCATGCCAAAAAGTTTCTTTCTGCGAATATGGATTTCTTGATAATAGTCTAGACATTGTTTCCCCTATAAATAGAAAGGGCGAAATTAATCGCCCTCTCATCGCTAGTTATTAAGCACCTGATAAACCAATAACTGCACCATGAGCTTTAGGTGCTGTTGGCATCAAGACAAACTCAGTGATGATCTGCTCTTTGATTGCATCACCAGTTCTTGCTAATGTTGTCTTTGTAAAGTTTCTGCCATTAAGTGTTCCGATCTTTATGTGATCAGGATCAACAACAAATAACTTATTATCTGACATAAATCTTGAAGGTGTTAACTCAAGAGTTCCAAAGTCTGTTAAGTAAACAGAAGTTGCACCCACAAATGAAGGGGCTTGACCCTGAGTTGTGTTTACCTGATTTGTTACAAGATTTGTTCCTGCTTGTGATAAGTCAGAAATGTTAGCTTTGTTTGTTGCATCACAAACTAAAACTCTCGGCTTACCGCCATCTTGCCATGCCTGAGTTACGGCATTGTCAATTTTAGCTAAAGTTAGAGCCGCTTCTGTTCCAGTTAAGTCCGCAACATCAGAACCATCACCAGTACCAAATGAAATGTCAGAAGGAGAAGCATCTCCATTTGTCATCCATGTTACTAGTGTAGCTGTCTTACGAGGCTCAGAGCCTGACTTAGCTACGTTAAGATCTCCGACAATCTTCTCGATGTCTCTTCTTAACTCAAGTCCTTTCAACACTGATTGGTACGCACTTTCTTTTGCTCTTCCTGCTTTATCGACACTTTCTAAAGTTCCTGAGATTGCAAAATCTTTTCCACTTATTTGAGTGTGATTATTAAGGATTGTCGTTGCTGTAGGTGTTGCATATGAAGCATCTGCACCTTCAGAAAGACTGTTTTGTCCTGCGGAAGCTAATTCTTGGACACTCCACTGGACTAACGTTCCATTCACTGTTTCTTTTTTTGCTAGTGAAAAAATTGGTGTTTCATCACTATCAATCTTATAGATAATATCAGCAAGCTGTTCTCTTTCGCCAGTCTGATTTGCGGTTGTTAAAGTTGCCATTAAGTTCTCCTTTTAGGCTGATTTGTTTAAAAGTAGTTCGACAGCACTCTCTATTGTGCTGTTATTATTGAAGCGTTTCATCATGTCTGAATTACGCTTTGATACAACTTCAGATTTTGTTTTAGGAGTTCCTGCTCTAACCATTTTGGGGGCATCCTTAACCTTCTTTTTGGCTTTGGTTTTGCCTGCCATTAACTCATCATAAAGCATTGCCTTCCTCAAAGTTACAATTGCACGATGATCACTCGCCTGAGCAATTTCATCGTCAGTATAACCCATGTTGGATTTAGCATATGAGATCACTTTTGATCTTTCAGCATCTCTAACTTTCTCATCTCTCCAAGCAGGAATTCTATCAAGCATTGTGTCAAACTCAGCTTTTAAATGATTTTGATATTTCTCTTGATGTTCTGCCTCTTGTTGAGATTTTATTACTTGTTGTTGTTGCTGTACTTTCGCTAAATTATTTTGTTGAATTTGGTATTCTGCGTGAATACTTGCAAACTCATCATTGGTCTTAGTTCTTCGCAGTTCTTCCCAATTAGGCTCAGGCACTTGTAATGCTTGGCTTAATTGCTGAAGTCCTAAAGAATACTGATCTCGCAATCGCTTCGTTTCAGCACTTTCTGCCTCAAACGATTTACGTTTACTATGCAAGTCATTTAGTTCTTTGTGAAATTTCTTTTGTCTCATATGACCATTTAAGGCTTCATCCAAAGTTACCTCTTCCTCTTCGCCATCAACTTTGATTTTGTAGAGTTGGACTTCTTCTTCAACCTCTTCTTGTTCATCTTCCTCAAAAGTTGCATCTTCTACTTCTTCGCTTTCATCGGAGTTATCTTCTAAGACTTCCTCTTGCTCTTCGGTTTCTGATACTTGAGCCTCTTCTTCTACTGGCTCGGTTATTGCCTCTTCTTGAGGGTTAGCTTTTGCTTCCTCAAAGGGCAGTAATTGGTCAATTGCTTGGTTTACTGTTATAGATCCGATCTCTTTCGAGTTTACATTGTCCATAAGTTTTCCTTTTAGTTGTTTGCTATTATTTTATCTAGTTGAGCCTTCGCCAATCTTCCATTTGCACTAACATTCTCAATTCCTGATTTTAGTGCCTTCAAAGATTGATAAAGATAGTAAATGCGTTCTCTTTCCTGAGCATCTTTTAAGGATGAGTTTTTCCACGCATCTAAAAACTGATTTTCTAAATTTTCAAAAATTTCTAAAAAAACTTCATTTTTTAATAAAATGTCAGCTTTATTTCCTTTTTCAAATTCTTGTCTTACTTTTCCCTCTCTCATCAAGATCTCTTGAATGGAGTAAATCCACTTAAATTCATTTGATTTGTAAAATTAGCAGGGCGGTATGCAAATTGACTTACAAAATCCTGATTAGCCTTATTAAAGTCAAATCCACTCGGAACATTCATCGGAGCATTGTCTAGACTTGTTGCTCTATAATACGCATCTCCTGAAGGAAATGGATTTGGGTTGTTTGGATTATTTGGTCTTGTAGTGTCTAGCCTGCAAGCCTGCAAATCGTCATCAAACCTATAACCATCAGGACAAACTGGTTGTCCGCTAACTGGATTTCTTGTTGGTGCGACAACTTGCTCATCATTGCCACTATCCATAAATCTCCTATCTTCATTATAAGGATTTTGATCTAGTCCAGTATAAGTTCTAACATTTGGAAGAAAGCCTAAACCAAACATCGGAGCATTGTTAAAAGCACCAGTTACATTTCCTAATTCATCTCTTGTAACTTGCGTATATAATCCTTGTGCATCTCTATCTTCTAAAATTTTATTAACACGATTTTGCATACCAAATATGTCATATGGTACTTTTGGCATAAGTTCTAAATCAGGAACTTGCATCGGAGAAAAAGTTGTTCTCTGACCAGTTATAGGATCTATTTCCCTTAAACTACCGCCTGCCATATCTCCTAATGTTGATTGTATTCCTGCGGTTGCCTGATTTGACATTCCGCCACCTTGACCACCAAATGCACTTAATCCGCCACCCATTGCAATATTGTCTATAGCATTACCAAATGAAGGCTCACTTCCGCCACGACCACTATCAATTGGACTTATGCCTTGTGCCACTGCATTTGCAATAGCATTTTGTTGTGCAACATAATTATCTCTTGCTTCATTACTTGCATATCCACCATCATTAGGACTACTGCTATAATCTTGAGTAACCTCAGTTCTCTCAGAAACTTCGTCAGCCTCATCGCCACCTGAGTTGTCATTGTCTGAACTATCAGATCCAAAACAATACATAGACTGCTCAATTAGTTCGGCAGGATCATATCCTTCAAGTATTTTCTTTATTTGAAAACGCATAACCTTTTTTTCCTTTTGATGATCTTATCCACTGACCTTTTACATTTGTGCCAAAATTCTTAGTTACAAAATCCCTCATAGACCGAACCATTTCTCTAGTTCGCCCAAAAGGACTTACCCAATCAGCAAACCATAAATTATTACCTGACTGCCAATCTTTAGCCTCAATAATTGAGTTGCCCTTTTGCAATTTTTCTAAAACTTCATCAGATACCCATGCCCAAGTACAAAAACCACTCGGCTTTGAGTTCATATAAAATATTCGGTACTGACCTAAATTAACTGGCGGTAAAAAAATTTTTTTAATTTTGTGCATTTTAAAATGATGGTGCATTTGTGAATGTGCCACCAAAAATAAAATATCGCCTAAATAATTATGCTCTCGGTAAATTGGTTGAGATTTCTGCATCTGTAACCGCCTTAGCTACCCTTAATTCAGCTTCCATACTTAATTCCTGCCTTCGCATCTCTAATTCTGCCTGCATCTTTTCTCTAGCAAGCTGAATATCAGCACTGGCTTTTTCTCTAGCTAATTGTATATCCGCTTCTAACTTCATCTTCTTAGCTTCAATCTCAGCCTGAACTTTCTGCATCTCAGCCTGCATTACTGGATTTTCTTGCCCTTGCGTTTGCTGTTGTTGTTGTTGGATTTGCATTTGCACAACTTGAGGGGGATTAAAGAACTGATTTGCATCCTTAAATCCGCCAATCTCGGTAATTTGTCGTAAGGTATTAACGTATTGACTAGCATTGCAAATCGGATTATCTGCTCCCAAAGTTTGAAGAATAGTTTCTTGCTTTTGAGCAATAGCTTGGAGAAAACTGATTTTTTGTTCGTCATCGGCTGTACCTAACCCCACATTTACAATTACATCAAAACCGCTAGAACCCTCTTGCGGATCTACTGCAATAAATTCATTTCTAAGTCTCACAATTCGTTCTTGTTGCTGATATGTGGAGATCAGGTGCAATATGCCCTTAAATAAATCCTTAACTCCAGTTTCCGCAATCGTTCTTGCATAACTTTCTAATTTTTGCTGTGAACCTCTAACTGTAGCTGATACAGCTTGAGCAGTCGTGCTTTGCAAAACAGAAGGATCTAATCCCTGAGAAGCCTCTGAAATACCAGTTCTTGAAGTCTTAACCTGATCCAAATATTGCATCAAAGGTTGTATTTCTCCGCCAACACCACTTGTTGACAATTGTTGCACTGCCCCACTTGACCTAGTTCTTATGATACCCCCTGCCGTACCATCTAAAAGATCATCTAAATTAACCTGACCTTCGACAGCCACCATTCTCGGTAATACTGAGTGATATGTGCTATCTAAATACTGCCTCAATAAAGTTGATTTTATTGTTTGCAAATCTTGAGTTAAATCAAATAAAGATCTTCCGACTAATCTATGTGGCATTAATATTGGAGAAATAACTGCAAAAGGAATAAAATCCACAACGTCATTTTCTAAAATTACATCTCCGCCATCGCCAATAGATAAAATCCTTCGCATCTCGGCAACACCATCATCATCATAATCAACCTTCATTGTAATATCGTGAACTACAACTTCATGCTGAGATGGATCAACTGGATCTGTTCCTGACTGACTTTCTAGATCTTCAAAACGTCTTTGTCTTTCTTCATCAATATCGCCATCAATCATGCCTGCATTATCTTCAATTAGTTTTCTATCATATCCCATAGAAACTAAATCACTTACTGACATAGTTGTCTTATGACACATGAAATAACAATCTTCTAAAGACTTTGCCCTGCGATTAAATAAAAATTCTTCAGGCGGTACATTCTCAATCTTTATTTTTCCTGATTTTTTTGTGATTTTAACTTTTAAATCATAACTATCAGCAACTTGAATTTCTTCGCCTAATTCACTAATCATAGTCGTGAAATTTTCTTGTCTCTCAATAACCTCAACATCAGGATTAGCTAATAATAAAGCCAACTCTTCTTCAGTTAATCCTTCATATTCTTCTTCCTGAACAGTGGATGCTTCATCCCAACAATACTTAACAACACCCAATTTAAACATCAGGCTATCTTTGAACCAGTTATACATAATCCTATAACCATCATTGTCATTGTTGATTATATAATTAACGTAATCTGTTAGCTGTTCGGCTCTTTGAACATCTTCCGCAGTTCTTGGAGCATATCTTACATACTTATCAGAACTCGTAAAAATACGCATTAATGATGGCATTATCTGCTCAACTGCATCAGCAAAATCAGTCGATACAACTGAACTCCTGCCTTCAACTTCATTGCCAAATGGCTCGCCCAAATAATAGTCAATAGCCTTTAATCGGTCTGACGAATACTCAGTCTCAAAATGGTTTTGGCTATCTGTTATTTCAGATTGGATAATCGATCCCAATCTCTCATCTGTCATTTTTGCCATTACTTTTTCTTTCTAGCTTTCGCCTGAGAAGTCTTGGATAATTCATTCATATGAAATAATTTTTTTGAATTATTTGTATGCCTTAAACCTGAATGTAGAGTGCCGTCAGCCATTTTGTGCATACCACCTTTATGCTCAGTGCCATCTCGAAAATAATGTTTCATACCTTTAGCCATTATGTTTTCTTCCTTGCGACAGCCATATTGTCCACTAAATTAGGATATTTTCTTCCTGCTTTTTTGGCTCTTACTTTGGCTGAGGCGATTTGGTTTTTTGATAGGGGGGTGGATTTTTTCAATGATTTCGGTCTTTTCTTTTTCCAAATTGGTGCGTTCTTTTTGGATTTCGTCATGGACATCACATTTTCCATTTCTTTTGCATAGTTTGGGGGTAACACAACCAGTACAAGTTTCTAATTCTAATATTGGACTGTCTTGTCGTGGCTTTCTATAAAACCTGACAATCATTTATTTTTAGTTGGCTTCTTAACTGGCTTTTTAATTTTTTTAGTTCCATAACCCATTTTATTCTCCTTTATGCCCATTTAGTTTTGTGAGACCAATATCTCGCTGATAATTTAGATGGATTGGGATCTTGAGCATTATGCCTCGCATAATAACTCTTCTTCCTCATCTTATCCTTTTTAGTCTTTGGATTACCGCCTGCACCAGTTACTCCTTGCTGACCAAACCTAATCGTCTTAGTTTCATCGCCAACCTTAGCCACAACAACATGAGACTTAGTTTTATGGTTGGGGGTGCGTTTAGGCTTATTATATTCGGTTAATCCTAATTTTTTTAATTTTGGATCTATCATTAAACAATCCAACTCGTATTCTGCTTAAAACTCTTCTTGTTATTCCATCTACTCAATACACCTGAAGCAATCGCCCCATTATCAGCAAACGTCAAAACAAACGCATCAGCTACGTCAGGAGATCTTTGCCCCCTGCGTTTCATCTCATCCTTACTCTCAATCTTTAATTTACCAGTGGATAAATATTTATATCGAATACCAGTAATCTCTTGAATTAAATTGTCATCCTGCGGAATTTTTACATCCCTGCCTTCAAACCACTCACGACAATTCCAAAATAATTCATCCCTCAATCGAGTGAATTTATCCTTCAAAGATGCACTCTCAGAAACAGCAACCGAATATGCAGGCAAATCAAGTTCCTTCAATCTGTCAGCAAGTCCTGCTCCAATCCCAATAGCATCAATATATATAGCTGTAGGGCGATCATTATATCTAACAGCCTCATATTCAGTAAGAATAATCCCTGCAAGTTCCATTAAATCCTTGCCTGACCAAGTTTTAACTGGCTCTAATAATTCCTGCCCTCTTCTCTTAGCTAAAGCAGATCTATCATTTCCATATCTCGCAACATCCAATCCCCAAACCACTGGCGTTAAGGGCGATGCCTGAGTATCTCTAGTGCAAGCACTCTCTACAAGATGTAAGGGAAGAAGTACGTCATCAGACTGAGTTGGAAACTCGCCCAAAACACGAACCTTATAAATATTACTCTCTTCGCCATATTTCGACTTCATATCTTCCAAAAATTTTTCGGAAACATACTCGCCATCTTCACAACTTACAGTCATGTTAAACCATCGATCTCGCATCGAATGGAAGGCTTCATAAAAATACCCATCAGATCTAGTAGGATTGCCACACATAACAACCTTAGCACCCTCAGTCGATAAAGCACCTTCTCCAACCTGAAAAACAACGTCAGGAATACCTGAAGCCTCTTCACATATGAATAACATATTCTCGCTATGAAAACCTTGTAACGCTTCAGGATTTTCCCTGCGAGATGTTCTTGCAACGCAGAAGCTATCGGAAGCACCCTTCAAAGCAATCTTATCAGACTTAATCTCTAATTGGCTTTTAAAACCTTCAGGCAATCGCCTAAACCATTTATCAACCTCAGACCATAAAACATCCGACAATTGATGAGCAGTGTTAGCAGTTACCGCAATCTTGCATGGATAGTGAGTTAACATCCACCAAAGAATAAGCCATGATTGAAAAGCAGTTTTGCCAACTCCATGACCTGATTTAATCGATATTTTGTCATTATCCCTAATGCCAATTAATGCTTCCATTTGCCACTTTTGAGGGGTGGCTTTCAATACACTCTCTACAAATAAAACTGGATCATTGTGTAGCTTGAGTAATGTTTCAGTGGCATTTGTCAAATTGATCTCGTAGCGGTTATGAGAGAAAATGGTAGAACAACACCTACCCCTGCGTTTGTTTAAGGGGGGGGGTATATATTATTATTTCTCTATAAAATTCTTTAATAAATATTAATAGTGATAAGTAAAGTGATAAATATCTTCTATAATCGTTGTATACCAACAAGTTTCGTCAGGTCAGTTATGTAACGACCTATTGAATTGTATCTGTTTTTTCGGTTTCTTTGCGTGTGCGTATTGCATTAGGTAGAGTACTTTCCCCACCATCAACCACCTTACTAACTTCCTTCAACGCATCTAAATAACTAGCCTCATGCTTCACTTCCATCCTATGAACATCGCCAAACTTCTTTGGTGCTAACTTACTTGACTGCCATTTCAGTGCATCTATCGCAACTCTAGCCTGATTATAATCTATAGTTCCATTCAGCATATCATTCACTGTATCGGTAATCTTATCTGCATATACCTGACCTCTATTCTCCATAGCCATTGCATAACGTTGAGCAAACCCATTATCAGTATTCAGCTTATCTGATACCAATCTCCAACTTGGCATCTCCTTATCGTTAGCACAAACATCTCTAGCGGATCTTCCTTCTCCAATTCTTTTCAGGAATTCTATCCACTCTTTTTCGGTATATTTTCTGCTCATAATAATTCCTATAAAAAAACCCCACATTTCTGTGAGGCTTTCTTTTTTTTCAATAACTATTTTAAGGAGATCAGCAATCAACATTTACTGTCAATTACTTCAATCATATCTAAGTAGTACCAAACAGAGGTCTTATATGCAATATGTCTTTACAAATATTCTAATATAATCTAATAATATACCTAATAAGCAATTATTTATAGGAGATAGTATGTTAAACCTAATATTAAATATTATATGTATTCCGCTTTTATTTATTTATGCGTATACAGCTTTGGTACTTTTCACATGAGATTAGTCCTAACAGTCGATGAATTAGTAACTGTTCGTAAATGGCACTTACTAAACAGCAATGCTAACAAAGCATATTTAGATCTTGAAAAAAACAAGAATAATCCATGTATTAAATCTATTCATCATTTCAAAGGCAGAATAAAAGAACACCTAAAAGAAATAGATGAAGTTGATTATCACATAAACAATAGATCTAAATGGAACTCAGAAGTCAGAAGCAAGCAACTAAAGGCTTAGTTTCTTAAAGGCATCTTCTAGATCATCCAAACTTAACCTCAATATCTCAGCCGATGCTTTAACGTTTCGGCTGTTTTTTATTGCCCAATCTTTTGCTGAAAAATTATGTAAAACTACATCCTGCACAATACTAAAACTTCTTCTTCCCATTCTTCTAGCCACCTTAATAAAATCCATCATAGCGACCTCAGATTTATCGTAATCTCCAGTTAGGCTGTTTCCCAACACTTGATCAGTTAATGATGCTGTTAGCTTCTGATTTCGCCCTGAAGCCATATATAAACCCAATAATCTTTGTGCAGTTTGATATTGATCATAATTAATTACATTTTTTTTAAAATAAATATCTATCCAAAGCTGATCGGTAACATATAATAATTTTTCTCCTGCAATCTTTGTTGGCTTTTCAATAACTTCATGCTTCTGCAAAAATTCAGGAGTTGGAAGAACTCTTTCTTCTCTTTGAGTTGCAACTTTCTTTTTCCTCATCTTACCCCAAAATATTCAAGTATTTCGTCTGAGGTAGCCTTTTTCTTTGTATGACTAAAGACAATAGATCCCTGCCTAAAAGCAGTCTCATATTCTTCCCTGATAGCCAAATAATCTAAACCGCCCCATCCTGCTACATCTTTCGTAGCTTTGTATATTTTCTGAAAATTACTTTCCATAAGTGCCTTAGCCTGATCAGTCAGCACTCTCTCTTTCGGTTTATTCAATTTCTCATTAATCGACTTAGCCGACTTCATCAAATAACTTTGCAATTCTCCTTTTGGATTTTCCTGCACTTCAACAAACAATCTATGAAGATGTTCATAAACCTTTTCATTTGGCAGTGCTGATTTACCCTTAATAATCTCTCTTAACTTACCAACGAAAGGTCTGAGATATTTAACTCCAATATTCTGTTTTGCAAGCCACTGAAGATGATCTTGATACACTAAATCTCCATACGTTTTTGTTGTTTTCTCCGCTATATTTAATTTATTAAATATAGTATAAGGGTTATTAAGGGATCGGATGACACCAGTGTCGTTCTCATTTGTTCCAAATGACGTATCCATTTTCATTGCAGGAATAGTATATTTGTTAACAACATTTGGATTTGCGGTAACTCCAATCAACCCACTATCTAACAAAATTTTTATGTGCCTTTGAACAGTTCTAACTGAACATTCTGCAATATCAGCTATTCTATCCTGAGATGGAAAAGCATATCCTAAACTGGGATTATAATGATCGCATATGATCCAAAATATTAATTTTCTAGTTGGATCTCCAACCTTTTGTTTTATACCCCACGCATATGCTTCTATACTCATTTAATACCTTCCAAATCTTCCAGTTTATTTAAAAATGTTTGTGGCACAAAGTAAGCATAACCATAGTCTCCATAATTAGCTGAAAACGCATTAAGCATCCCATTTATACCCTTTATCCAACCCTTAATCTCATAGGTTGGACAAACCCCCACGACTAGAAAATAAATCCTATCTTCAGGATCATCTTCTCTTAAAATCAGATCATTGCCTTCCTTACTTCTTGTCCTGACTTCCCATTCGTCAGATCCATCAATATCGCCCCCTTTTTTAAAAGTATTAATAGATCCGCCCCAATATTTACCCATTGCTTTTGACACTGCTATTTCTCCGCAAGCACCCTCAATATGACTATTCCAACTGGATTGAAGTTTTGTCTTGCTCTTATAACCTCTCTTGATCGCCCCAATATGCCTAAGAGAACCAGTATTTGCTCCCTGAGCCATCTCATAATCAAGTAAGGTTACTTTCATCGTCTAGCTACTAACTCCAACCAATCATCAAAATCTAAAACTATTAAAGGCTTTTTGTTATCAGCTTTGATTATCAGGGCATCATTTCCATCATAATCATCATAGATAGATTTATATCCTTTAGCCTTTAACTTAGCCTCTATATTCCACTTTTCCTCGCCAACATTATTAATAATTAAATCTGATTTAATACTGCCACCGCCTGACAATGGAACTCTAATTGCTTCAATACCTTCGTGCATTAAAGCCTGCTTTCTAAGATTATTTTCATTACGATAACCTTTATCTCTAGAAAATTTTCCCATTACATTTTCCAATCCTGAAGATTTACTTTACCTTTTGTAAATGTATGAATTGCCAACATCTTCTTAGCTGAAGGTAAAGATTTTGAATAAAGCCATTTGTGTATTGTTGGTTGAGAAACTTCTAGTAGATCAGATAATTCTTTTTGAGATATTCCATTTTTAACAAGATATTGTGATAACTTCACTTCATTTACCTATATGTTGTATTCCACTAAATTGCACTATAGGTATCGTTATAATACGCTTTATTCCTTTTAGTCAATACATTTAACATATTCATCAAAAATAATTTGCAATATGGTATTCTTGCCTTATAGTAATATATTGTAAATAAATGGAAAGGAAAAAAGTGGAATAGGCTCAAGTAGTACCACTTAATATAAAAGGACTTGTATTATGAAACAAAAATTTAAAATAATTAAAAGAAAACCAAGATGTTTTAAAATTTATTTTTACAAACAATCATTTATGAGTGGATTATCTAATTTGAAAGTTTGGGATAATCCTCCAATAGCACCTCCTGCCTAACAAATAGATTGAATTAAATATTTTAATAAAGTATTAATCTTTTTTGTTACAGGGAGCTAATAAACTACAATGAAATTTCCAAATAATCTTCATGTGATGAGGTCTAGCAAAGGACTTCAGCAAAAAGAAGTATCTGATGCTATTGGTGTTGGTCAATCTGAATATAGCAAGATGGAACGAGGCGATAGAAAGTTAGGTGTTCATCTAAAGCCATTAATAGAATTTTTCAAAACTGATCAGGAAACAATATTAAGTAACGCAACTGTAATTTCTAAAAAAGCAGTTAACCATGAGGCAATGCCATTAATAGAAGATCTTCCTATTTATGGATTACCATTTCCATGTGGTGCTGAAGGAATACAAATCCAAAAGAAAATGATCAGTCATTGTGTCAGACCTGATTACCTAATGGGCATAGCTTCAGCTTATGGATGCTTTGTATTGTCATCAAATATGGAACAGCGATTTTTCTATGGAGAAGTCATTTATGTTGATCCAACATTGCAAGTAAAACCAAAAGATTTTGTAGTTGTTCATGTTCAATTGGGAACTAAAGTTGGCGGTTTAATTCGTAAAGTTTTTGAGGTATCTGATAGACAATATAAACTATCCACAATTAATCCTGATAATACTGAGGTTTACAAGAACTCAGATATTATAGCTATCCATAAAATAGTCGGCAGTAGAACCAATATAGAATAAAAATATTGCAATATATGCCTATATGTTATACTTTTCTCATTAGATTGAGAGGAGTATATCTATGGGAGTTGAATTTTTTAAAACATTAGGATTAAGTCCAAAAAGTCTGAAAGAACGCAAAAATACCATTGGTGGTAGTGATGCAAATATTCTGACTTCAGGAGATGCTGAACGCATTTTAAAACTATTTAGAGTAAAAACTGGCAGGGAAGAACCTGATGATTTGACACTTAATTGGAGTGTAATCATGGGGCATATAACAGAAGAAGCCAATCTAGAATGGACTGAGCATTTTTTAGATCTTCCAATAACAAATAAGCAAAGTGTTTTTTATGGCAAAAAACATTCATTTATGCGTTGTACTGTAGATGGTGTTGTTGAAGGCTATAAGAATAATCTAGCTGTTATTGATGCTAAATTTACTATGGGGAGACCTAAAAGAGATGAGGAGTATAAAGATGTTATCCCTCGTCTTATTAGATCCTACAGTCCTCAAATCCATTGGAACGCATATTTGGTTGAAGAAGCTACTGGTAAAGAATGTCCATATGGGTTGCTGTCTTTTGTAAAGCAGGGGGAACAGCCATCTTTACATGAAATGAAGATTGATCGTGATTTTCAGGAAAAGTTAATAAATGTGGCTAAATGGTTCATGGGATGTATTGAACTTGATATTGAGCCAACTGACATTCCAAACGCAGAAATACCAATACCGATTGAAGATAAAGTTCCAGTTGATATGGAAGCTGATCCGCTTTGGAAATCAATTGCTGATCAATATATTCAGTCAAAAGGTGCAAATGAGATCTTCAAAGATGCTGAAGCCAAAATCAAAAAGTTAGTTCCCAAAAATGCCAGTGAAGCATTTGGTCATGGGATCATTGTAAAAGTTTCAAAGAATAATTCAAAAAGGATAACACTATGCAACAATTAGGAAATATTATTAAACCACAGAAAATAAGATCTTCAGATGCTCCCCTCAAGACTGAAGATCCCACTACTGCGATGGGTAACACCTCCAAGCCTCTCGCAGTAGGCTCACAACTAGCAAAATCATTAATTGCTTTTCATAAAACTCAACCTTTTGCAGAAGAAAAGTCTCAAAATACTTTTTTTAAAAAAAATAATAAAAATTCTACTTATGCCTCACTTGAAGAAGTTATTACTATTTGCAGAAAAGCAGTCGATTTTGATCTAACTTTTATTCAGAATATTAATTTTGAAGATACTGAATATTATGTATCAACAATAATTTTGCACTCTTCAGGAGAGACTTTATCAGATAGAACTCCGATAAAATGCAAAGATTATAATGATCCTCATAAATTTTTCGGAAGTGTTTCATATGCTCGGAGATATGGATTAATGAGCATATTTTCCATACCGACAGCCGATAATGATGGCATTAGTGCAATGGGTTGGGATCAACCTAATAATCCTGACGATGATGATGACGATGATGAAGAAGATGTAGATATTCTTAAATTAATCGACAATGCGAAAGATCAAAAACAATTAGAAAAAATTTATAGAGAACATAAAAAACTCGTTGTTGATGATGAAATAATTAAAAAATTTAAAATTAAAAGAGGAGAACTTAAATAATGAATACTTGTAGTTTTGTGGGCAATCTTTCTAGAGATGCCGAATTAAAGGATGTTGGGGGCAATAAAGTTTCTAACTTTTCTATAGGATCTGCGGTTGGATTTGGAGACAAGAAAAAAACTCTTTGGATAGACTGCGGAATGTGGGGCAAAAGAGGAGAAGCATTAAATCAAAGCCTCAGAAAAGGTCAGCAAGTTGTCGTTGTTGGAGAGTTTTCGACTAGAGAATATACTGATAAAGAAGGTCAAACAAAAACATCTCTAACTTTAAATGTTCAAAGTCTTGCTTTTGGATCTGCTCCTAAAGACACTAATGGGCAAACTATGACTAATTCCACTACCATAGCTGATCCTGATTTAGATGATGAAATACCCTTTTAAATGAATAGAGAAGAGATATTAAAAACTGCAATAGGATTAATTAATGGGGATAGAGCAAAAGACTATGGAGATGCTCTTGATAACCATAATAGGATCGCTGAGTTATGGTCAGTTGTTTTTGGAATAAAAGTAACCGCCTATCAAGTTGTCCTATGCTTAATCCTATTGAAAGTTGCTAGACTTATTCACTCCCCCACAAAAAAAGACAGTTGGATTGATCTTGCAGGATATTCAGGAATTGGCGGAGAATTTGTGGAGAAAGAAAAGAAATGACAAATAAACCAAATAAACATCTTCCAGTTTTTCGCAGGACAAGAGAACAAATAGCAAAAGATAATAAAAATTTTGAAAACTGTAGTCAGTGCGGAGATCCATTAAAGAAATCTAAACAAAGACGAGATAGTCCTAAAACTTGTTATATGTGTCGTGGAGATCGTGCCAGTGGAAGCACTGAACTCAGACAAATGTTTAAAGAGTTAAGCAAAACAAAAACTGTAGATGTAGATGATTGGGGCAGTCAGGAAATCAAAATAGATGATGTAGATCGCTTTTCGAGAATTTCTAAAAAAACAACTCAAGTTTCTTTTGGAGTTTCTCCAATCTCAGAAATCATGGAAAAAAACTATAAATATGTCCACAAAAAGGGATCAGCAAGAGAAGGCTTTAGACACAAAAGGAGTTAACATGGAAGTATGTCCTGCCTGCAAATCAGCATGGAGACCAATCATAACTAGATCTGCGGAGCAATGCAGGGTTTGTGGACTATCAATATTGTTAGATTGCTGTTCAGGAGTTTGTGATAATGAGCCTATAAAACAAGAAAAGAAGCTATCAAAAAGGTTGAGAGATGAGTTCCAACCCTTATGATTATTGTAAATATTGTGAGGTCAAACTCCCCAAAGTAAAAGTCAAAAGATATAGAGCAACAATGTGTAAAGACTGCCATATGGATAAAGTTGATGGCAATCACGAACTAACAAAAATTTTTAATCAATTAAGAAAAAATCAAACCAATACTGAGGAAGAAGATTGGGGTGCAGATAATGTTGAAGATAAGGATAATGTACCCCTAAGAAATAAACGTAAGGGTACATATGTTTTTAGTAGAAATATAATTGATGAGATTTAACCAAACAATCTTTGCATTAATTTCTCAGCTTGTACTGGACTTCTAGCTTGCTCAAGATCAACAACTGTATAATGAACTTCGGCTGTCTTAGAGTTCTTGCTATGCCCCATTCTAGCCTTTCTGATATGATCAGGCACTTCTCCAATCATAGATGTATTGTAATACTTCCTAAAGCCACCAATACCATAATCAGGCACTCCTGCTCTCTTACAAACTGTAGTAAGTAATTTTCTCATGGCATTTTGCTCAAATGGCTTTCTTCCATTAGAATTTGGAAATATCCAAAAATCACAATTAGAATTTAATTTCCATTTTTTCAGCAATGTCATAACCTGAGAAGGCAAGCCTAAAACTCTTTCTCTAAAATTATTTTTTAATTCCTGACTATCATATCTATAAACATTTCTTTTTATAATAACCTCAGACTTAGTGAAGTTTATATCCTTCCACTGCAATCCCTGAAGTTCGTTAGCTGATATTCCAGTAAAAGCAGAAAACATTATAAACGTATCTAGATATAAAGTTTTTTCAGCTTGAATTAATTTCAAAACATGATCGTGAGAATATCCGCCTCTTTCTATGACAGATCCTTTTATTTCTTTTCTATCGTCAGAATTACAAGGATTTCTAGAAATATAACCCTGATCAACTGCAAATTTCATAACCATACTTAATGACTGAACACAATGCCTGATAGTTTTAGCTGAAAGATCTTTGTCAGCACTATCATCAATAAATTCATTTACCTTACCAGTGGTAACATCTTTGATACTCATACCCTTATAAAAGGGATTTAAGTGTAGTCTGAGATGCCTTTCGTCATTGTCATATGATCGTTGCCTAATGCCATTAACTTTTCTTCCAACCGCATTTAATCGCTTCTCTAAGGCAAGTTTTGCTACGTCATCAAACAATGCAACCTCAATCTTAGTTACATGATTTTCAAAGTCAGCAATCATGTCTTTTCTGATAGCCGATAATTCTTTTTTGCTCTTAGATGATTTAAATTTATAGTTAGCCATTGCAGGAGTTTTATATCTAAATCTAAAGCCTTTGAAATCCTGATTAGGAAGTTTAAAAACTGTAATATCTCCAATAAAATAATTAGCCATTAGTTTGCTCCTTCCATTAAACATTTATCAAAAGCATTTTGCACATATTGAGGTAATCCATTTGGAAGTGATCCATGTTCATTGAGATAAAAATATTCTCTATCAATACATCCTTCATCTTCAGTGATGACCATTTTCATTATTGCAAATTCATGTAATTCATTTTCAGTAACAAATCCCTTTTTAATACATCCATCATCTTCAAAACTTGAATTGACATAATCTTTTACAAAATTATTAGGGATCAAATAATCAGGCAAAACTTTTCCATTTTGTATTACTAGAAAAACATTTGGATCTTCAATGCTTCCTTCATTGTTTGTAACTTCTATTTGAAACTCATAATAAATTGCCATTATTCTTGCCCCTCAATAAAATCCATTTCAATTTTCATCATTGCATCATTGACTGCATCCATAATGTTTTGGTTCATTGTAGAACTTTGATGAGAAGCTATTTTATTAATTAAAGTATCGATTTGTGCTTGATGTTTTCCATGAAGTTCTTTGTATCTATTATTATTTGCTTCATGCTCATTCTTAATTTTAAATTTAAAACTAAGAGCCTTTCCCCATTCTTTAACACCATTTTGAGCAGATCCTAAAATGTCTTGATACATATCATCAATATGAAGTTCCCTTGAATAATCAGGATCACTATCTTTATAAGTGTCTATATATTGTTGCTCATCAATTTCGATTGTTACAGTTGCTTTAATTTTCATTAGTTTGCTCCCTCTATTCTTTTAAATGCTTCTGATCTGCCTTCAACACACTTTCCATTAACGATACATCCATTAATTGTTGATCCTGATTTAACTTCATTATAGATATATTCTTTTGCATCTTTTAATGTGTTAAATGCTTCAGACCATTCTTCGTGGTTTCCACAGTCTAAAACATCATGTAAATGTGGATTTCTATATTGATATGTTTTGATTTTTACTGCGACATAACATCTAGTGTCATCACAATACCAAATAGTATAAGGTAACAATTTATATAGCTTACCAATTTCTTTAAGCATAACGATATAATTGCATTGTGCTTCTATACCAAGTTCCTTAGAACTTTCTTCTCTATAAAATCTAATATCCATTAGTTTGCTCCCTTAACATTTTTAATAATTGTAGTTTTTTCCTCATCGTAATTTTTATGATCTTTGACTTCAGCAATGCAATTAATTGTATCGCCAACTTTGAGTTCTCTAACAAACTTAGATGAAGCATAAGTCGTATAGATATTGTGATTAACATCCACAAACTTAGTGCATAAAGATTTGCCAAAGTACCCATCAAAATAAAAGCTATCTGTTACACCTAATCTTAATGAAGCTGTCTCTCCTACAGCACCAACAAAAGAACTTGATGGATAGATAACTTTAGGCTCATCATCTTGATAAAAAACTGGCTTTGTTCTTTTCTCAGAAGAACCATCTTTAATAATTTTTTGAAGATCCCATTTAGATGGAATAAATAATTTTGAAAATTTATCTGCATGAGACTTATATAAAGACTTAGCAACGATAACTGCCTTATCATAGTCAGTGGACAAATTAGTTATATGAACTGTCTTTTCATACATTCCATATGAAGTGTACTCATCAAAAGTGTGGTAAAGGCAAAACATTTTATCGCCCCTACCACTATTGATTGACCAAATACTTTTCATTAGTTTGCTCCCTTCTTTTCTTTGCTTGCTAAAGAAAGGATTGTTGATAATTTAGTAACCTTCATATCAAGATACCAAAACACCCTAATAAATGATGTTCCATATTGGTTAGTTACATGATGCCAATCATAATTAACCCTGCCCTTGATACTGCCAAATGACTTCTCCAAAAGGTCAACTTCATCTTCAGCAAAATTATAAGTTTTAAGACTAATAACACCTTCTTTTTTAGGATGCTCTTTAGCCATTTTAATAATTATATCATTTAACTTTTGTTCAGCATTATCTTTAGAAGGTTTGATAATATCCATAGATTTAACTAAAGATCTTATTTCTGAAACTTGCATGATGTACTCAACATCTAGACCGCACTTATCAAATATAGGTCTATGCTTTTCGTTAACATGATGTAAATTTTGAGGCAGATCAAATCTAAATTCCCATTTTTGTTGAGGAGTAGATCCTTTAGGAAATTTGATATTAGAATAATCAGTAAGATTATCATATGCTCTATTAAGATTATCTATAGCTTGCTTTTGTGAAGATTTAGATAAAAAGTAACCTTTTGATGAAAGGTCGATTGCTTGTTCTATGTATTTTGATGTTTTATTTGTTGTATTCATTAGTTGCTCCAATTTAATGTTCTAATAGTAGTACGATTGAGAAGTACTTTTTCTTGGAAAAAAATTATTTTTTTTATTTTCACTTAAACTCTCCAATTTAAATTTATCACTCTAAAAGCGATTTTATTCCTCTATTATGCACTATTATACCTATTATGCAACTATTATTTCAAAAAAAGGGAACTATGCCTGACGAACATTTATCACTTTATTTATCACTCTGTGATCGTTATCAGGCTTAAAACGCAAAAAAACCCCAAAAACCGAAGTCTTTGAGGATCGTATAAGTCATTGATTTTATTGAATAAGTTGGTTGCGGGGGTAGGATTTGAACCTACGACCTTCAGGTTATGAGCCTGACATTTTTGCTCCATTTTTGGCTGTATATATAGGTTAATAGTTTCCATTTATCACTTTATTTATCACTTTATTTTTAAATAAATTAATTTATCACTATTACTATTTTTTTAGATTTTGTGCAATCTTTTCTCCTGATCTTCCTATTGTATAGCCACCAACTCCGACTGTCAGGAGTGTCCATAATTCAGGTGGCAGGGGTATTGATAACTTAGTTCCAGTGAAAACTTCAACCAGTGGAAACACTAGAAAATTAACCGAAACTATAGCTGTTATATTCATCATTAAGATTGGTCTCCAACTAGAAGCTATCCAACTTTCTGACTTCGCCTCAGCCAATATAATAGAACTTGCTGAAGCCTCAATTTGTTTTGAATTTTCTAATAATGCCAATCTAACTTTATTTTCAGCATCAACTTTTTTATCAGGATCAGGAATTGCTTCCTTAACTATATCTCCTATTAATGGAGCAATCGCTGTTATTAATGGTAACATTTTATCTCCTTAAAATCTCTCATCTTGCCACTGATCAGTTTTCATTTGTTCAGCTAGTTCATATGCTCTTTTGCCAACCTGAGATGCCCATTTGCTCTCAGAAACACCATCAGATCCAACTAACATTTCTTTTGATGCACCTTCAAAATCATTATTGGTAAGACAACCCAAAAAGTTAGAAAATTTTTTTAAAGTTGGAAATCCAATATTGAAACTCATATTCTGCAATACAGCCTTTCTTGTCTCAGATAACCCATCATACCAAACATGACCATTTAACTCTTCCTCGACCATTTTAAGGTCGTTTAAAAGCATGATCTCAGCCTCTTCTTGCGTAATACCATTATCTTCTATGTTCCTACCAAAACCAATTGTCCATTTGGGCGGATCTCCACTACACTGATAAGGTTTTAATCTCAATCCTTCATGCCTGCGGAGTTGATTAATTAGATTAGTTTTCATTTCTTCTTTTCCTCAAATTGATGCAATATTTATTGTAGAAATAATTCCCAATTTTATTAAAAAATTTAAATAAAAAAAAATTCATTAATTAAAGCCTTTGTTTAGATTTTTCATAGTATCGTTAACTTCTTTTGGCGGACTATCAGTTAACGCATTTATTCTGCATTTAAATTCTCTTTGACAAAAAGAAACACTATCTTGAGTTATTGTTGAATATTTTCTGTTAAAGCCAATTCTAGTTTGATAAAAACACCATCTAGTCGATCCATTATCTTTAATATCTTGAGCAAATAATCTGCAAGTGGTTGTCTTAATTAATACAATATCTCCACGATGTATCTTTTGGCTTCTTGTATATTCCTTAGCAAAGGCTTTTTGATAAAGTGCAAAAGCTACAAATATAAATCCTGCAACAACCACAATAGAAAGTAATATAAATAGATTATGTCTTAATTCTTTTGCTTCTTGTGCTTTTCTAATTCTAGCTTTTTTTTCTTTTTCTTTTTGTTCAGCTAAAGCATTGTTTCTAATCTGCAAACAATTAGACCAAAAATCAGATCCATATTTCATATTGCAAAGAAGTCTAATCTCATTTAACTGACTTTCCAGTTCTGCTTTATCAATCTCACTGGAAACAATGTTTTCCATGCCAAATTGATCTTTGACTGTAACGTTATGATTTTTTTCTTTTTGGATTTGGTCTTGTGCTGTAAAAATTGATCCGACAAGTTTAGCTATGTTTTTCGCATCTTTTCCAGTTTCAATCGCACCTTTTACTCCTGCAATCGCACTACGCAAAAGGGCATAGCCTGCCATAGCTTCGCCTATACCAAAAACCATATATTTACCTAATTTATTTTGAAAGAACTTTGTCTAATTTATCTTCAAGTCTATGTAAGGCATCCATTAGCTTTGTAATGTCATCTCTTACATCATCTTTTCTTGCATAATTATATGCAATCTCTTCTCTTGTTTTTGACAATAATATTTGTTGTCTTTTGACTTCAGAAAACATTTTGCTAAATGCCCAACCAAATGGCATCAGGATCAGTGTTATAACTGCCGACCAAAGGGTTGCTACATCTAACTCCATTAACTGACTTCACTCGCCAAACTAGCCTCTTCATCAGTCTTAATTGATGTAATAAGTTTGTTTGTGAAAGCATCCTGAGACATGGTTATTTGATCTAATTCAAATCGCAAGTTAGCTGATTTGCTTTGGCAACTTCTGATCTGATTGATGAAATATTGCTGATCCTTATTTAGATCTTTTTCAATATCAAATTCTTTACCATCAATATTAATTACGTTTGTTTGTTCAGTCATTATGCACTCTCCAATGCTGTTATTCTTGCTTCTAATTCTTGGATTGTTTTTACGAGTAAAGGCACAAGTTTTGCATGATCAATTTGTTGATAAACATTTTCTGATCCAGTTTTTTCCCAAGTATGTGTTGATGGGTATAAAGACTCTTTTTTATTACCATCACTATCTACAGTTTCTTTTTTACCCTCTGCATACTGTGCTTCAGATATATTGGTATCTATAATATTACCATCTTTATCTTTTACTGTACCTATATTTTGTGTGTCATCTTTTGTACCAGTAATAGCTTCTGGCACTATCGATGAAACTTCATGTGCAAGAAATCCATCTTGTAAAGTATTAGTGTCATCTGATATCCAATTAAATCTGGCAGGTTTAAGTTGCTTTAATCTTGTTGTTGCATCCCAAGTATATGAAACATTTTGTTTTAATCTGTAATCACTAGAAGTATTGAATGATACTGCAGAATTATTTTGAGATACACTACCTATTGTAACATTATCATACTTTCTAAAAGCAACAAAAAAACCACCACTATTATTTGTACCATTTTGTATCATAAGACCATTGTATGATTGCAAGTGTCCGTATATTTTTAAAAGAGCTTGGTTATCAGTATTCTGCATAGAAACATTACCATTTGAGTGTATTCGCATACGTTCTGTAGATGCAGTACCAAACCTTAAACTATCACCATTATGGGCATATTCCATATAACCACGATAATGATTAGAAGCAGTTCCACTTTCATCACCAAACTGAACAGCATGA